ATGTTCCATCAATACCATTTGCGCATTGTCCACCCGATGTACCATTCCATTCTCTCGTTTGAACAAGTAAACAACCTGTAGTAGCTTCATAATCATTTGGAACAATAATTTGATCCATATAAGCCAGGCCTTCGTCCATCAAGTCAATATCATCAGGTGAGCCATAAAGAGTACTCTGATCAATATCGTCTTGGGTCAGCTGACCATCGTAAGTATATTCTTGGCTATAGGACGAGGAGGATAGCCAGAAGAATACCACCGACAGTAATAGCAGTCGTTGTATCATTCTTTTCCTTTCCGTCATCTACAGGCTGACGCTCGGGATCATTATCCCATAATGCTTGTGCAGTATCACCAATTTCTCCTTTATAAGGACAAGGTGTACCAGCCATTTCCATAGCTTTATACACAGTTTCTTCTTGGCACATTAACGCTACTGCTGCAACTTTCATTCCCATATTATAGAGAGTCTTTGCATTTTTAAGGCGTTCACAATTAAGATCACGGATATGGCCACCACCAGACACGCCGAGTATCTGAGTTTGTACAGCTGCAGAATATGACACAGTACATGTATCATTTCCGCCTGATTGTATTGACGGCGCTATAGCTGAAGGTGGAGGGGATATCACTTCTTGAGTAATGTTACTATCATTAGTATTAACATTAGTGTTAGTATTATTTGCAGTACTATCGATAGTTGTATTATTGGTATTGTTATTAGTATTGGTATTAGTACTAGTAGAAGTGTTTATGTTAGTATTAGTATTATTTGTAGTAATATTACTAGTAGTATTTACAGTTTGATCAATTGTAGAATCAGTAGTTTGGTTTACTGTTTGATCTATCGTAGAATCAGTTGTTTGATCTATCGTTGTATTATTCGTGTTTGTATTTGTATTTGTCGACGTACTCGTACTAGTGTTAGTATTATTATTGTTATTAGTATTAGTATTCGTACTAGTGATAGTCGAAGTGTTAGTATTAGTGTTCGTATTTGTATTATCACTAGTGATAGTCGAAGTGTTAGTATTCGTATTGTCAGTGGTTACTGTACTAGTTGTAGTATTATTTGTCGTACTATCGGTTTCAACATAGCTAGTGCTGTCGAACAAACCATCTGCGTCATTCGTTACTGTTTGTGCGAAAGCTGCTGTAGATAATGTAGCCATAAGTACACTACCTAAAATAATCCTTAGCATTTGTTTTATCCTATACAATTTCTTTTTCATAATAAAAACATTGTATAGTTTAACACATCAGGTTATGAATATTTATAAGATTATTAGTTGACATTACGTATAGATAGTATTAGAATGGTTACAGCATTGGAGAAATAAATTGACAAATAAAAGTGTCAAAAAGCTGACAGAAGAAGCCGGCTGGCTTAAAAAGTTGTTTAGTGACTTATATCAAGTGACTTTATACTTTGACGAGGAAGATGGTACTCAATCTGTGCGAGTCTTTTTAATGAAAGATATAAAAAGACTCAACAACAAAATGCTAAAAGGTGTTGATTGGGAGGGATGCAAAATAGAATTTATTACGACTAAACCTTTCACTTATGAAAAGAAAAAGATATATTAATGAGATGGCTTGATTACTTAGTGTGTATATATTGCGCTTATTATATTCAAATCGGAATATTTGCTGGTGATATACTTACGCTTATCATTGGAATAGTTGCATATATAGTATGGGAAAAAGCTGCTTTACGTGGAGAATCGAATAAATGATTTTGAAAAATAAGTTTGTAGCGTTTGCTGAACTATTAGAAAATGCTATGGTTGAACGATATAGAAAAGGTACAACCCATCCTGATGTAGTTGAAGCATTTGAAAAGGCAAATTCATATAAGCGAGATATACTCAATATGATTGATAATATTGAAAAGCCTAGAGAGTCTGAACCTATCGATAGAAACTATAAAGGGTTTGAAAAACAAGAACGCTATTATGAGTATATGAAAAGGCGATTAAGAGAAGAAGATTTAACATGATTACAATATATGGAAATACTAATTGCGTTTGGTGTGATAGAGCTAAAGAACTATGTGATCAATACGAGTTAGCTTATGAATACAAAAGTATTCAACAAAAAGAATTCTTTGCAGAACTGCAAGAACAAGTTCCAGGCGTGCGTACCGTGCCTCAAATATTTTGGCACAAAAAACACATTGGTGGATATAATGAACTAGCAAATGAAATTGAAAATACGAGGAATTATGGAGATGGACAAGTCTGAAGTACTTGAATTATTGCATGAAGGTGAAGTATTAGTAGCTTTTGAAAAAGCTGATGGCACAGAGCGTAATATGCTAGCAACCCTTACTGAAGTTTTGTTACCAGAACAAGTCGATGTTGAGGAACATATTCAGAAAAAGAAACCTAACCCAGATGTATGTGTAGTATGGGATACTGAAAACCAAGGATGGCGTAGCTTTCGTTGGGATAGATTAAAACGAGTGAATGGAGATACTTTTGGAAGTTAACGAGCTAAATAAAAACGCTAAGGGTGGTACTGAATTGATGGCGGATCGATTGCGAGAGCATGTCGATCCAGAATTGCTTGATCAATTTCAAATTATTCAAAGTCGATCGCGTGAACTTGATCCCGATAAGAAAAAGATTTATTGGTTGCATGATTTACCAATGGATCCTGAAGTACAACACCTAAAAGACGATGGTTGGAAGAAATATGATAAGCTTGTATTTGTTTCTCATTGGCAACAGGCTATGTACAAAGCATATCTTGGTGTACCATATTCAGCTGGTATTGTATTGCGCAATGCAATTAAACCTATTGATGTAGTTGAAAAGCCTACTGACAAATTACGTTTAATTTATTTTTCAACACCACATCGTGGACTTGACGTATTGTATGCAGCTTTTGATGCTTTATCAAAACAATATACGAATATTGAATTAAATGTATTTTCTTCTTTTGAGCTATATGGATGGCCACAGCGAGATGAGCCATACCAAGATTTGTTTAAACAACTCGAAGATCACGAACATATTAATTATCACGGTGCCGTGTCGAATGATCGTATTCGTCATGAGTTACAGCGATCTCATATTTTTGCATATCCATCGACATGGCAAGAAACTTCATGCTTATGTTTGATTGAAGCAATGTCTGCAGGTCTAGTTTGTATACACTCTTCACTTGCAGCTTTACCTGAGACCGCAATGAATATGACACAAATGTATGACTATACCGAAGATAAAAAAGAACACGCTCAACGATTCCATGCTAATCTTGCTTCGATCGTAGAAACACTTGGCGATGAAAGCAAAATGACAAACGTAAATAATGGAATTGGTGTAATGAAACAATTTACCGATAGTCTATATAATTGGCAAGCACGTGGAGATCAATGGACATTTTTATTAAATAGTTTGCAAATGGACTAAATTAACGGTTGACATTCTCAAAACATTTTGATAGAATAGTTCTATCAAAATTAAAAAGGATATATCATGGCTCGAAATATCGCTAAAAAAATCAAAAAGGTTAAACCGTCAAATGCACGCAAATCAATCTTAGCTGAAGAGGCTAAGGTTGGTATTGCTACTACTGATTGGTCTGCAGTATCTGCTAGTGATTATAATGATCGGATCCGCGAAACACTTCGTCATTATGGTTATTTCTATGAACCAAAGGATGGGTTTAAGTGGGCCGCTGAATGGATCAAAGCTAATTTAGAAAAGCAAGCACTCACTGAGTTTAAGGCTAGCCCCGAACGTGTGTTTGCTATGACTGCTGGTAGCTTATGTAAGATTATGCTTGATGGTGGTAAACTTAACGAGTCTGCTCGTGCTATTGTAGATCGTGAAATTGCTGCAGCTCGTCAGCGTGGTATTGCGGCTATGGTAGCTAAGGAAGAAAATACTGACACACCTAAGCGTACTATTGCCGACATTATGAAAGAAAACACCTCTAACTTTATTGGTGAAATTGAAGAAGTAATCGATCGTATGGATACTGAATACTCAGTTTACGATGAAATGAAAAAGATTGATGCTCCTGCTGTAACTGCAAAAGCTATTATTGATTACTATACACCTCAAGTTGATGAAATGAAAGAACTCATTAACGACAAGCCTGAAGATCTTGTCGAGGCCTATCGTCATATGTCAGCTAAAGAAAAGCGTGACTATCTCAAGTTTCTTGAGAATATTGTTGACGAAGCTGAAAAGTATTCAATGTCGAAAAAAGCAGTACGTAAAACACGTGCTAAAAAACCTAAGTCAGTTGATCAACAAGTGGCTCGAGTAAAATATCTAAAAGAGTCAAAAGAGTTTAAGCTGGTAAGTATTGATCCATCTAAGCTAATTGGCTCAGATAGCGTGTATTTGTTTAATACTAAGACACGTCAAATGATTCACCTTACAACTAATGATGCATCAGGCTTTAAGATTAGTGGTACTACTATTCAAAACTTTGATGAAAAAGCTTCTAGCCGTAAGACTATTCGTAAGCCAGAAGAATTCTTTACTGAGTTTATGAAAGCTACTAAAGCTAAATCATATACACAATATGCTAAGCTAACTACTAAACCGGCTTCTGCAAATGGGAGGATTAATGAACATATGTTAATCCTTAAGGCTTATACATGAGTGATAATATAATTGAGTTTCCAAAAAAGAAAACTTTACACGTAATAGAAGATATTGATAAAGACAACGAAACATCAATGTTCTTTGCCGAAATAGGATTCCACGTAGCGCTTGACATAGTTCAAGCGTTATGGGAAAACGGGTATGACGTAAGAAATAATCCCGAGTGTATACGCGATATCTTTATGATAATAGAAACTGTACGAGCTTTAGGTCATAGATCTGAAAACCAAAAGTATGCTATGCAAAAAATATCAGACTCTACATTTAACTTTTTTGATGATGAAGAACGTATTCTTTATGAATTTATTGATAATTTAGAAGAATAACGGTTGACATTTCTATATAACTATAATAGATTAATTAGGTATATAGATTAGGAGAAACACATGTCTATTTTAGTAGACTTAAATCAAGTTATGATTTCAAACATGATGGTACAAATTGGTAACCATCACAACGCACAAGTAGATGAGAATATGATTCGCCATATGGTGCTTAACTCACTACGCTTTAATCGTAAAAAATTCCACGAAGACTTTGGTGAACTTATCATTTGTTGTGATGATAAGAACTACTGGCGTCGTAGCTACTTTCCTTATTATAAAGCAGCACGTAAAAAAGCTCGCCAAGAGTCTGAGTTAAATTGGAATGAGATCTTTGCAGCACTTAATAATATTCGTGAAGATCTGAAAACATTCTTTCCTTATAAGGTAATTCAAATCGATACTGCTGAGGCTGACGACATCATTGGTACAATTGTACATACCGAAGGTACACCACTCAACACTGGTATGCCTTTGCTTATTTTGTCTGGTGACAAAGACTATGTACAACTACACAAATATGCTAATGTACAACAGTACGATCCAACTCGTAAACGCTGGATTAAGCACTCAGATCCAGAACAATATTTAGTTGAGCATATTATTAAAGGTGATGCTGGTGACGGTGTACCAAATATCTTATCACCAGATAACAGCTTTGTTATGGGTACTCGTCAAAAGCCAATTACTAAAAAGCGTATGGCAATGTTTGAGGATATAAATAGTTGTGACGAGACAGTAAAGCGTAACTGGTCTCGTAATAAAACACTGATTGACTTAGAACAAATTCCAGAAGATTTGAAAGCTAAAATCTTAGAAGTATACAATGAAGATAATCCAAAAGATAGATCTCAGTTGTTTAATTACTTCATTAAAAATAAGCTTAAAAACCTAATGGAAAATATTAACGAATTTTAATGAGGACACTATGAGTGACACATTGTCAATTGCCGAAATCTTAAAGAAGTGTGGCAACTTGAGATCAAAACAAGAAAAGATTGAGTTTTTGCAAAAGCATAACTCGCTTACTCTTCGCAACATCTTAATTCTTACGTATGATAAGACTAAAAATATTCTTTTGCCAGATGAAGAACCACCCTACACTCCATCTCAAGCACATGAAAATCAAGGGATGTTATTCAATCAATCTCGTAAGTTAAAATATTTTGTAGAAGGTTTTTCTCCACCTGGCGTAAAACAAATTAAAAGAGAAGCTATCTTTATTGAAATGTTAGAGTCTGTACATAGAGATGACGCTAAAATCTTAATTCAAATGATTCAGCGTAAACCTTTTAATGGTATTACTAAAAACATTATTAACGAAGCATTCCCAGGAAGCATTGTAGATGGCAAAGAAGAAAAACTTTCGTGACTTGGTTGACGAAGTAGAATATTATCCAACTAAAAAAGACTCAAAGCGATACGACAAAAAGAAAGCTCGTATCCAATCTGCAAGAAAAAATAAAAGAAAATTAAAAAATTCTTACCTAGACCATTGACATTTACGAAAAAATACCTATATCTATAATATAGATTAGAAAGGTAATATATTATGATTAACAACTTGAATAAAGTAATCCTCACAGACTGCGATGGCGTTCTCATGAATTGGGAATATGCTATGAATGTATGGATGAAATCTCAAGGATATGAGATGATCGATGGCGGTGAAACCTGTTATGATATGGGTGACCGCTATGGATTAGACCATGAATTGAAAAAGCGTTTAGTTCGTCAATTCAATGAGTCAGCCGCTATGGGCTTTTTACCTCCACTACGAGATGCTATGTATTATGTAGACTTACTACATCGTAAGCATGGTTATACATTCCATATGATTACATCTTTGTCAAAAGATGAGCATGCTCAACAACTACGTATTCAAAATACTCGAAAGTTGTTTGGTGAAACCGCATTTACTCGATTCATCTTTGCCGATACTGGTGCTGATAAAGACGAAGTGCTAAGTCCTTATATTGGTAGTGGTCTTATTTGGATTGAAGATAAACTTGAGAATGCTGAGCTTGGAGATCGTTATGGTCTTGAGTCTATTGTAATGGAACATGGGCATAATATGCATAACGACAAATTTCCAACTTTCCCTAATTGGAAACAAATATATGAGTATATTACTGGCGAGTCTGCTTAACAGTATAAATATAACATAGATTGATTATCGGCAGTCTATACAGGCTGCCTTTTTTGTAGGAGTGATGGATGCCAACGTATACTTTTAAGAATAAAGAAACTGGATCAGAAGAAACACATTTCTTTACACTAGCTGAAAGAGAAGAGTTTATTCAAGACAATCCAAATATGGTACAGCAATTATCGACACCAGCATTTGGTGATTCGGTAAGACTTGGCATTCGACGTATTGACGACAATTTTAATGATGTTCTGAAGAAAGCGAAATCGTCTCACCTTCATTCAACGATTGAAACAAGATGAGGAACATATATGAGTCGCATGACCAAGAGGGAAACTCGGAAATTACGACAAGATGGAATATTAGATGAAAATGCAAACTTTAATGTGAAAAACTTCAACATCAATAGAAACATTAAGCCAATCACCGAAGCTCAGAGCGATGCATTTGAGTCTTGGAGAGAAGGTTATAATTTAATGTTGCATGGTATTGCTGGTACCGGTAAAACCTTTTTAGCATTATACTTTGGTTTGTGTGATGTTTTCAATAAGTCTCCATATAGAAAAGTTTATATCGTAAGATCTACAGTACCTAGTCGTAATCAAGGATTTCTTCCTGGCTCAAAGGCACAAAAGGAAGCAGTATACGAAGGACCATATGGACCTATATGTAATGAGATTTTTGGGAGAGGTGACGCTTACCAGTTATTAAAGCAAAAGAACTATATTGAATTCTTATCTACTTCGTTTTTAAGAGGTGCAACATTTGATAATTGTGTAGTAGTTGTAGATGAAATGCAAAATATGAATGACCAAGAATTGCATACCGTTATGACTCGTGTTGGACAAGATTGTAAGATTATATTTGCAGGTGATATTAAACAAGACGACTTAACAAGTGAAAGATATAATGAACGATCAGGTGTAGCTACATTCATGAAAATTATTGAAAAAATGCCACAGTTTGATTTCATAGAGTTT